CGAACGTATTGCCTCGGGTATCCCCACTCACGGAGCTTCCTCACCACGTATGTGGAGAAGTTCACCTCCACCGCAAGGAGAGCACTGTTGTACATAAGCCCAAGACAGTACAGCTGAGCGGCGAACATCTCTTCACCGTCCTGCATCCTGAGCGTGCATACCTGCTCACCCGTCACCGCATCGATCACCTGACCTACAAACCAGTCTGAACCTGTACCGGCAGTGTCGGCGCCGATAACGTAGCTCTTACCCTCTTCGGGATTCTTATAAATGCGAATA